GAAGATGATAGAACAACGGCAGTAATTACACAATTGGTAGAATTAACTAATTTAATTGCAAACCATTTAGGTTCGGGTATTAACCCTAAAGATAAAACTATTAGCCCAAAAAAGAAAACAGGAACTAAAGTAGATGTTGCAAGAATGGCCGCTACTCCATTTCAGGGTAAAGTTATGAAAGCAAACCATAGAGTTGCTACAAGAGATTTTACAGGAAGTTCTATTTCAAAAGAAGATTCCGATGATGAAGAATATGGCAACAAAGAAAAATTATTACCACAATTAGGAATTGCTGCAATTGCAGCCGCTAATGATGATGAGAAGAAAGCCGAACCAAATGTTATGACAACAAGTGAAGGTAAAGCATTACTCGCATCATTACAAGACGCTGCTAATAAATTAAGAAGTTATTTAATGTCGACAAAAGTTTCATCTTCTCAAGCGTTAAAACCTCAAGATATGCGTCAGTAGGTGATTAATTTTGCCTGTTTCGGGAAGAATTGACCCATTATCTCGTTCTCTAAGAACACTTTACGACCAAGTTAGAGTATCTTATTTGAGCGCAAGGGAAAGACCTAAAGATTATAGGGATGAATGGGAAACAACAGTAGAATCTATCCAACAGAAATGGGATAGTCCTGATGCAATAGGAGATTTACTAAGAGATAAATTATCTGAATCTTTATTATTTAGTGATGAAGTTAAAGACCCTAAAGGTGCTAAAGCAAAAAGAGTATATGAAAATTTAAAAAATATACAAGAAGAATCTTCATTTTCTAAAGACCCTTTTAGGAAAAAATTTGGAGATACATTACCAAAGAAACTTTTAGAAAATAGACAAATATATGCTATGTTTTTACATTGGGTATATAGGTCAGGTAGAGGCTCTTTAGATAATTGGAAAAGTGTAGGTAAATTAGAAGATAACTTTACAGAAGGATTTGTAGGATTAGATTTAACAGATAAAGAAATATTTGAATGGTTAGAAAAAAACTATGGCGAAGATGTAGATGTTAAAAGATTAAAATCTAAAATGCAAGCCGCAAGAGAAATGTTATACGAAGTTTATACATCAGAACATTCCCCTCAACAATGGCAAGAATTAACAGATACTAAAAGAATACTAAAACAAACTGATAAAACAATTACTATTACTAAAGTTAAAAGAGAAACAGATTCAGGGAAAGAAATTGTAGAAAATGTTAATTATATCGTATCATATAAAAATTTAAATTTAAATCTTAATTCAACAGTAGAAGAAATTGAAGATGCTATTGTAGATTATCTTATGGAAAAAGACCCTAATATTGTAACAAGTGCTACTTTTTATATAGACGATGATATGTCAGACTTCTCTATGAAGTATGCTATGCTTAAAGAAGATAAAGATACTCTAAACGAATTTATTGTACCAAATAAACCTATGTATCGTATATTTGAAATAGATGATATGAAAGAATTGAAAGGTTTTACAGGTGAATATGTAGTACAAGAAAAGTATGATGGTATGAGAATTCAAATCCATAAGAAAAAAACTATTAAAATATATTCTTTTAACAATAATGATATTACTTCTAAGTTTGATAAACAAGTTAAACTTTTAGAAAATGAAGATTTTCCTGAATGTATTCTCGATGCTGAAGTAGTTTTATATGAAGATGATGAACCTTTACATAGAGCCGATACAATGTCTTTTATCAATTCTAAAAATAATGATAATGCTTTTGAATTAAGAGTTCATGTGTTTGATATTTTAAGATTAAGAGGAGAACATATTTGGAAAAATAAACTTGAAGAAAGACTTAGATTATTAATGTCTGAATTTACTAAATTATCAGATAAATTTTTACAATTCCCAAGTAAATCCGATACAAGATTTGCTGATTCCTTAGAAGATATTGAAGAGTATGCTAAAGAAATTATGCAAAATCCTACTTCTGAAGGTGTAATGATTAAGGATGCAAAGTCCTCCTATATTGTAGGAAAGAAAAAGAATCCAAAATGGGTTAAGTGGAAGAAGTTTGTTGATTTAGATTTACTTGTTTTAGAAGTAAGAAAGAATAAAAATGGTACTTTTACTTATACTCTCGGTGCTGGACCAATAGGTGATGAAGAATATAAACCTGTTAAAGAACATGATAAAAGAGAATATCTTGTAGTAGGAAAGGCTCTAAATACTAAAATTAAATCTGAAGTAGGTAAAATTATTAGAGTAAAAGTTGATGAAGTTAAGAAAACAAAGAATGGATTTTCTGTTTATAGTGCAAAGGTTATAGAAAAACCTGAAGTGACATTACCTGAAAAAATTATTACTTTAGAATTTTTATCAAAAGATAATAAAAAATCAGCATCTGATTATAGTATTGAAGCACTTAAAAAATCTTATACACTAACAGATAATGTACACGGTATAGTAGAATTAAATGCTGGTATAGATACTGATGGTTTTGTATTATCAGGATTTTATCAAGATAATCTAATGGCTAAGAATGCTATTATAGATATTGATTTATGGAAACATGAGTTAGCCAAAATATACAAAAAGGATAGCGGTGAATTTATGACAATAGTTTCTAATATTGTAAATGAAGGTAGTATTGGTAAAAGAGATTTACTTGAGAGATTGCAAAAGGAAGCACCTAAATTAATGAAAAGAATATTTAGTGAAGGTAATATAGAGAAATCTTTATTTAAATATATTAATGAAAGAGGTCCAGCATTCGGTGTAATTTATGATAGTGATAAAAAAATGTATTATCACGATAATAAAACTTTAGTTAAATTACCACCTGAAGAAGATACTATTGGAAAAATGGAAGATAATACATATGAAATATGGAAAAGAGAAGATGGCGATATTAATTTTATTTACCAATACAAAGATAGAGCATTTTCTTGGAAAATAGAACAAGATAATACTGAAGATATTTATGAATTATTTGGTAAAGCAACAAAGTTTCTTGCTGAAATAGATAATAAACCTGATAAATCTAAAAAGTTAGATGGTGGAAAATTAAAATTAGGGGCACAAAGAGATGGTTATCACGAATATTTATTAGAAGGTAAAATGTATAAAGGTAAATTTCATATTAGGGTTGTTCCTATAATGGGTGAAGATAAGTGGATAGCATGGACTGGTTATGAAACAAAACCAACTGATAAAGATAGTGATGAAGGAATGTGGAATTTAGACCAAGATAAATATAAATCTATTACATTTTCTGATAATTAATGGTTATCCTTTATATAGTCGCAAGTACAAATAATATACAATGGCATCTCTTACCGTCAAACCGTTTAGGTTAGGAGGCAATTCTAATAGACCAGAATTTGCTGTAATTAAGGGAACAGGGAAAGATTTAGTTATTGCTGGATATGCATCAGTTGATGTAGTAGATAAACAGAATGACCTAATTACATTAGAAGCACTACAAGAGGCTTCTGATAAATTTATGAAAAGTGATTACAAGAATGTAATGATTACTCATTCAAATGTACAAGTAGGAGAAGTTATAGACTCTTACACAGATACAAAAGGTAATTTGTTAAAAACAGGTTGCGATGATACAGGATTCTTTGTTGTTATAAAAATGAGAACAGATATTGAAAAAGCGAAAGAGGTTGCCCGTGATATTAGAAGAGGCAAACTTCGTTCTTTTAGTATTGGTGGACAAGCCATGCATAAGCATAATGTTCACGACCCCGATATTGGAACATACAAAGAAATAGATAAGTTAGAACTCCATGAAATTACGATTTGTGAAGAAGGGATAAATCCTGAAGCCAAATTTGAAATCATAAAGGAAAACAAAAACAAAGGAAGTGAAAAAATGACTGATGAAATTAGTAAAGCATTAGGCGAGTTTGAAGATATTGTTGCTCAACTAAGAAACCAAATTGGCGATGAAGTCAAGAAGGAATCCGAAGAGCAAGAAGAATTGGAAATGTTGTCTGAAGAAGAAGAAGAAAACATGTCTTACAAGGCAGAAGAAGAAGATGAAGAAATGATGAGTGAAGAAAAGGATGAAGAAACTGCGGAAAAAGCAGCAGATTCAATCGTTTATGGACACAACGCAACTGGACAGAAAATGGGCGAATCTAACCTAACAGGTAGATTTGATTCCGAGTTCTCTCAATTTATTGCACGAAAGTCCGATAGCATTTCTACTCTTGACCTTTCCGATGAAAACATCGCTAAGGCTTACGCCCAATTTAAGGCTGAACAAGAAGAAGCAAGAGCATATGAATTAATTAAGAACCAATTTGAGGCACGATATAATGCTGAAATGGCTCTTGAGAAAGATGCAATTGCTAAGGAAAACTATGATGCATCAGCAGAAGTTAATGCATTGAAGAATGAGTTTGCTGAACTACGCAAATCTCTAACTGCTAATAACGATACTATTGTTAAGCAAGTTGAACAAGCACAATCCAATGGACTATCAGAAGATGTAATTGCAAAGATGCAAAACATCGGTGAATTGTCTTGGGAAGAAGTTAATGCTCTTGTCCGTGAGGTGCAGGGCTGATTCTTCATTTTTGGAGAATAAAAAAATAAAGGAAGTGAAATATTATGACAGGAATTAATCAAATTAGAACAATTCAAGATTTAGAAGCAGCAACATACGGTCAAGGCGTATTAGGCGGAAGTAATCTATTGAAAGCATACGGAACAGGCGCAGGTTATTCTACGGGTTTGCACTCGGATTCATCTGCTGGTGCATTTACACCAAACGCTCTATATAATTTAGTATATGGACAGAAAGTTTGGTCTATGTTGAACCGTGAAATTAACGCATTTGCTATGCTACCAAAGAAACCATGGAGTAGTAGTGGATGGCGAGTTATGATTGAGAGAGCAATTGGTGGTAGAGGAGATACTCTTGATATTACATCAAACACAAATTCTCAAGCATTAACTGATGGACTTATTGGTGGTGTTGCAGAAAACGCATCATTTACATCTGCTGCTAACGCTGCATTTAGCCCTATTGCCCCAGTTTATGATACTCTATTCTGTTCACCAAAAACCATCGCACATCAATTCGAGATTTCTGAATTGGCTGCTGCTATGGCAAAAATTGATGATGGAATTGGTGATATTATGGCCGCTTATAGAGAAGAAGTTGGTGTGACTCACGCAGAAATGATGAATCATATGCTACTAACTCCTCTTGAAAGTCATTCATCTGGTTCAAATACTTTAGTCACTGGTATTGACAACAATCTTACTTCATTGTATAAGGTTGTTTCTAACAAGGCTGAACTACTTGATTCTGATGCTGGAAACCTATTGGCTGGTGACATTACAAACGCTGGATATGATAAGTTAAGAATCCTATACGGAAAGGACAGAAATGTTGCTGCAAATTCTTGGATGGATGCTTATGTCGATTTCGGAAGTTATGCAGGTGCAAGAAGGCCTCTTACTTTGAATATGCTAAATACTGCTCTCCGTGAACTACAAATTCGTGGTGCAAGTCCAAAGGTTATTCTAACAGGGTATGACACAATTCAGGCTCTTGGAGAACTTCTACAATCTCAAGAAAGATACATGGGTAGAACTGAAGTTATGCCTACTGTAAATGGTATTAAGGGAGTTAAGGGTAGAGAAGTTGGATTTAAGGTTGCTACTTATCACGACATTCCTATTATTCCTTGTAAGGAAATGGGAAGTACTGGAAGTGGTGCAGGTCTATCGGATATTTTTATCCTTGATACAGACCACCTTCATTTCGCTACATTGAAGCCTACTGAATACTTTGAAACTGGTATTGATTCTGGTGACCCATTCTCGGTTGATGGATTGCGAAACAAGGGTATGTACAGAACCATTGGTGAAGTTGTATGTACTTTCGTTAAGGCTCAAGGAAAGATTACTAACTTGTCTTGAGGTGTTTTAATTGGCTAATACATTAACACTATTGACAGACCATTTAGGTTCTAATAGACCTAAAGTTATGGGTATAGAATATTGCTCAGATGCAATCGTTGAAATTACTGATTATGCAGTTGCTGGTGAAGTTATTACTGCTGCTTCTTTGGGATTAAAGACTATTACACAAGCCATGATTTGTGGTTATGAAATGGTTAAATATGTTCCTAAGATTTTAGTAGATGCTGACGGCACTTACACAAGTGATAGTAGTATTACCATTTTAGTACAAACCGTAGATGCATCCGACTCATCAAATGATGAGTTAATTACAGGTGCAGATGGTTTAACTGATATTGGAATGCTTAGACTCCGAGTTTGGGGAACACTTGCTTGAGGTGATTTAGTTGGTTCAAGTTAGATACACATTAGGAATGTGCCGTTTGTATGGTAGAGAATATAACAATCTTTGGCAAGAAGCAAACCAAACAGTTCTTATTAAAATTAGAGGTGCTGAAGGATGGGAAATTCGTGATGCATCTGTTGTTGAAGAAACTGTTGAAGATGTAGTTGAAGAAACTACTGAAGAAGTTGTTGAAGAAGTCGTTGAAACCGTTGAGGAAGTAGATGAAGTTTTAGATTTATCTAAACTAACAAAGAAGGAATTACAGGCTCTATGTGATGAAAAAGGTCTTGAGTATAAGGCCTTTGATGCTAAAAGAACCCTAATTTCTTTGCTATCTGATGAAGAAGAGTAAATAAAACAAAGTAAATTAATTATGAGGGGAGTCACTACTTTTATTAGTGGTGACCCTCTCATTCTTAATTAACCGAGAGGTGTTTATCAATGGGAAGAATTCAAAGTACAAGAATAGAAGAAAATACAAATGTGATTAGTAGATTAGATAGTTCTTATAGTAGAAGAGAAAATCCTTGTACTTTTAACGGTCTAATTATTTCTGTAAAATCGGCTGATGCAGGTGCTGATGCAACAATTACAGTTTATCAAGATAATAAAAATAATGTAATTACTCCTACTGTGGATATTGTTCATGGTGCTAAAACTTTTACAATTAATGGTGGCTCGGTTGCCTCTTTTGCAGGATTAGGTTTAGTAGCAGGTAGCAAATTTACAGTTAGTGATGCTGAAGATAGTCAAAATAATACACAATTTACTGTTGCTACAATTACAGATACAGTAATTACTGTTGTTGAAACTATGACTCATAGCCATTCAGCAGATGCAATTACTATTACTATTGATAACATTGTTTTTAGAAGTATTTTTCACTTTCAAGACCCTGCCCAAACAGCATCTACACAAAAGCATTTATTTACTAATGGAATTTTCTGTAAAGAAGGGCTAAGGGTTGAATCATCCTCTTGGACTAACTTAGAATGTTTTGTATTGCACTCTTGAGGGGGTGTAATATATGGAAACAGAAGTAGGAAATTTTAGGCAAATAGAACAAGTATCAGATGGTACTATTTGGAATGAAGAAATTGCTTTAGCATTCTTTTATAGATTTATAATTCCTTCAGGTGAAGGTAAATCAGGTGTGTTTCAAACACAAGAATATAAAGATGCTAAAAGAATTAGACAAGGCATTCTAAAATGGATGAGTTCAAAAAATAGATGGGTTAATAGTCCTAACTTTGACTTTGATATAAATACATTTAATACTATTAATAAGAATGCTATTGATAAATTATTGAACACATCATTGGGAGATTTAAATCAAAATAGATACTTTGTAGGTACAGATAACCCTGAACCTAAATCTTTTACA